CCCCGAAACGATGTTGTCGTCACTTCCGTAGGGAGGATCGCAATGCCTTTTGTCACGCAGACCCGGACGCTGCCTGGATCGACAGCGTATCGATCTGCTTCATGGCGTGTAAACGGCGTGAAACAGATCACCGGACCTGTAGACAATGACATTGCAGGTGGTCAAACAACATCTAGTTGGCGTACCAAAAAGTACGGCCAACCAGATTATGTTGACTACCAGGGCTTATCGGGACCGGACTTGAGACGGCGATTGTACTCCGAGTATCAAACTCGGTTTGACAATGGCCATGAATTCTCAACGTCCAACAACCAATTTACTTATCCGTACAGTGAAGACTGTATGGTTAGTAAAACGGTTGGGTCAACAGTCACAACCTACAGAGGGCCATTGCGGCCCGATGCTGGTTTTGACTGGCCGATCTATCCGACTTTGACTGCTCCCTCTCAAGGTACCATTACCTTGAAAGGGTCCCAGTTCATTAGTCGGACAGCGCCCACGGCGAGTGAGGCTGCGCTTGCGCAGTTCCTGGGTGAACTTCTTCAGGATGGTCTCCCGAAGATCCCAGGCCTACGTGCCTTTCGAGAGAGGTCATTGGCTGCTGCTCACAAGCATGCAGGCAATACCTTTCTCGAACAACAATTCGATGTCAAGCCCTTTATAGGGGACTTGAGATCGATGGCACAGGCTGTTTTAACCGCTGGAAAGCGGATAAAACAGCTCAACCGAGACTCAGATCGAGTCGTTCGGCGTAGGGCTCACTTCGACGAGGATGTACAGGCTGTGGACAGAGGTCAGGAGAGCCTTGGAGCTTCATTTCTCGGTCTTCCGAGAATGAACAACTCCAGCCCTCCGCCTATGTTCACAACTGTACCTCCGACGCGTGTTGTGGACATCGTTAATCAACGATGGTCCTTTGCCAGTGCATATACTTATCACCTGGCAGATGCCACTTCGGCATTCGGTCAGTTTGATCGGTATATGGAGGAGGCTAACCGTCTCCTAGGTTCCGAGATTACTCTCGAAACCATCTGGCAGCTCACGCGATGGTCCTGGCTTGTCGATTGGTTTGTGAACGTTGGGAGTTTTCTCCACAATGTTTCACTTATGCACAACGACAGCCTGGTATTGCGCTACGGCTATGTGATGTGTCATACGACTGTCACACGGCAACGTACGATTGAGGGCATTGTTCCTATTGGAACATGCTCTCACTCGGTGCTCACGTCATATGCTCGTCGTGAGACGAAGACGCGAACACGCGCTACCCCCTACGGGTTTGGTCTGTCTGAGTCATCCTTTTCGGATACTCAGTGGGCCATCCTAGGTGCTCTTGGTTTATCCAAGAGCCCAAAGACTCTAAGGCACAACGAGTAATCCTCGTTCTTAGAGTCTCGGGGACTCACGACCGTGAGTTCCTCCATCTACTGCAAGGAACGTTGCCGTGAGTTTCTCTGACCCACAAAGTGTCACAGTTTCAGGCACAGCGATTTCGCTTCCGCGAACATCGTCTGGCCCGTCTACGGGAGGTTTTACCTCCTCTGACGGCTTGACGCAGATGGTCGTTTCCCATCAATACGGGAAGCGATACCGGCGCATGCTGAAGCTGACCCAGTCGAAGATCTCGGCTGACCCGCTGGTCCCGTCGCAGAACGTGAAAAGTACCCAGTCTGTCTGGCTGGCTACTGACACGCCTGTGAACGGGTTCACGGTCGCCGAGTCAAAGGCATTGGTGGACGCACTTGTTGCGTACCTCTCTGCCTCGACTGGCGCAAGGGTGACCCAGCTTCTGGGTGGTGAGAACTAGACACGTTCTCGCCCAGGGAACTTCATCGGCTAAGGAACGTCGACCCCCAAATAGGAGGCAACGTTGAAAAGCCTGATGACGCTCCTGCAGTTGGTCCTTAGCGAGCTAGGGACCAGATGCGGCACGAGTACCACTCGAGATTGGAAAACCATCTCGAGTCGTGTCGAACACGAGTCGTGGTCGTTTCTTACGATCACGATGCCTTCTTTCTGTAGAGACTTCGAAAAAAGTCTCGAGGAAGGTAAGGCGGGTCACGACTCTTTTCTTGGTTTCAAGAAAAGAGGAGGTCTCCCCCTATTTTTAGGAGGTTTCCTTGACCTTGTGTTCGAACGCGGTAGTGCACGGTTGCTTCCAGATCCTAACTTGGATGCGATCTTCGCGATACGTCAGACTTGTCTGATGTTCAAGAAGATTGAACTAGAGTGTACTCCCAAAAGGAGAGCTCTAGCATTCAAGAAGTATCTGGAAGTTGAGCAAGAGGTGCGCCTGGCAGACAGTATACTACTGTCTGAACCTGACCGGATCCGCTCCTTCGAGCGGATTGGCAGGATGCTCTGGACCGAGTTTTTCAGCTCGGTAGACAGCCGTATCTACAACGATACGGCTATTCCAAAGCATGGCCCAGGGGCCACCGCTGACAAACTTCGCGGCAACGCGAAGTATGTACAGCGAGTGTGGACTCGTCGTTTGGAAGAAGTGTTCCCACATTGGGTACACCTTATTCCAAATCCCTCCATTAAATTCATGGAGAGGATGGACGATGTTGCCCTCTTGGAACCTGGGGATGAGATGCCCGTACGGGTTATCGCAGTCCCCAAGACGCTGAAGACTCCACGAATCATCGCCATCGAACCTACCTGTATGCAGTACATGCAGCAGGGGGTTCTCTCGGTGATGATGGAGGAGATCCCGCGTTTTAACCAAACACGGAATCTCGTAATGTTTGAAGAGCAAGAGCCAAATCAACGGCTCGCGCTCGAGGGCTCCATTACTGGGGACCTCGCCACACTGGATCTCAGTGAGGCTTCGGACAGAGTCTCCAATCAGCATGTACGCTCCTTGTTGAAGAATCACCGCCAGCTACGCTGCGCGGTGGACGCAACAAGGTCGCGGAAGGCTGATGTACCTTGCGGAAGCGGTCATAAAACTGTCCGCCTCGCAAAGTTCGCGTCTATGGGTTCGGCTCTGTGTTTTCCCTTCGAGGCCATTGTCTTCGCGACAGTGATCTTCGTCGGGATCGAGCAGAGTCTCAACCGGCGCTTGACCATGGAGGATATAGAAAGCCTCTATGGCCGGGTACGCGTCTATGGGGACGATATCATTGTCCCCGTAGAACACGTGCATGCTGTGGTAGGGGCACTCGAAGCTTTTGGGTTTCGAGTGAACGTTCACAAGTCCTTTTGGAACGGTAAGTTCCGGGAGTCTTGTGGAAAGGACTACTATGACGGGATGGACGTAACAGTCCAATACGTTCATAGAGCCCTCCCCGACAGCAGGCTGCAAGCTGCAGAGATGATTTCTGCAGTGTCATTACGCAACCGGCTATTCCAAGCCGGCTTCGTAACCACTGTGGATTGGTTAGACGACAAGATCAGGAGACTGATCCCCTTCCCTGTCGTCGAACCAACTTCATCTCTGTTGGGTCGTTGGTCACATGGGCCTTACGAGCCTGAGTGGACCGACCCCGACCTTCACGTCCCCATGGTTAAGGGAGTGATTGTCGTGCCGAAGCGTCGAGAGTCAAATCTCGACGACTACGGGGCCTTGCAGAAGTTCTTTCTGCGCGTCTATCGGAGGGAGGGTCGCTCGCTCGACCCTCTTGACAGCCTGTATCAACAGGCTGTCCATCCACGGCTGCGAGTGCAGCCGTGGTGGACCGATATTGACGTGACAGAACAGGACCACCTGCAATTTGCAGGACGTCCGGTTTCCGTCCGCATCAAGAACCGGAGTGCCACGCCCTATTAAGGGGCGTGGGGTAGAGCGTTATTGCTCTACCGTGGGAGATCGGATGGCGGTCTCTTCCAAAGGCCT